TATTGTTGAGGAAGTACCTGCGTTATCGCTGTATGTGATCTGTACGTTGTGAATACGGAGGACAGATTGTCCAAGGGCATCCACATAGGCGCCCAAATCGATGGTTTCTTGCTTGAATGTGGCTACATTGTCAGCGTCTAATGTCTTGCGTATGAAAAAGGAGTCTTTGCCCATAACCTATCATGATAGTAAGGTAGTTTATAGTATATGTTGTCTCTGTCCTTGAACATCTATACTGTCGTAGGTTCGGAATTGGGACGTAGTCCCCCGAATCTATACATTTTCGATACTTCTACCCCTCCAATATATATATAGGAACCACTCAGGGCTATATATGTGCATACAATGTTCAAAATGTTATACCGCTTTTAGTTGCTCCAGCCATCCATATTTGCATAAGAATCGGCATTCAAATACGGGATTGTTTCGTGATTTAGCCCGAAACTGTCCGATTAACTTCCACTTTGTTGCTAATTGTAGGTGTTGCTAATATGAAAATAGTATTCAGTAATGATTTCTATGATTATTGTAAATATTGCGGTATGAAAGTTCACTCTACTAGAATCCATTGCATCCATAACAAAGGTATGATGTGCAAATACTGTCATGAAGAAGGTGTTCAAGGATGAAAATTACCAGAGCATATACTGTAGATCGAGAAACCATCGAGATTCTCAAGAAGAAGTCTAACAAATCACAATATGTTTGTCGCGCAGTGAAAAGATTGCACGTCAATGAAGGAGAACTTCGCCTGTATGAGATACCTGTGGGTGAATTATTGCAGCATTGCGCGGGAAGAGGCGGTTGTCCTCAACACATAGAGTCTGTAATCCGTGAATACTATCAAATCCACAAGTAAGCCATCATAAGATAGTCTGCAACAGTTGCTCCAGCAACCGCCACAAGTGTACCAATTGAAAGAAAGATGTTGAACTTCATCAATGATTCCAAGGATGTTTCTTTTTCTTCTTTCTTTTCCGCTCGATCCATAAGCCATTGAGCAAAACGCTCGGTCTTAGTTTGCTTTACTTCTTCTTCAATTGGTTCAGAGGTCATCTTGTTGTCTCTCCTTGATTAGTTGGATGATTGCTTCATCATCTGATAATTTGATTTTCTCGAGAATTACTAGATAATTCCCTACTGTTGTTCCAAAGTTGTTGATAACTAAATCCTGAATCACAACATGATTCGGATCGATTAAACTAAAATTGTTTTGAGTTGGCACTCCCATCGCTCCCGCTTGTGAAGACCAAGCAATTTGATTGCCATTAGAAGCGTCCCAGTTTGAACCAACGTTCTCTTCATTAAGATTCAAACTCATCTCTGCTCCTGAATCGTTATCGATTCCCCACACATGGAATTCTTTGATTTTCATTCCGTGATTCAATCGACCATCATCGATGATGAGAACTCTTTTGGTAGAAGGTTGCATTTGACCGCGCAAGGTGTGAAGACTCATCTCTTAGACCTCTTTGCTTCTTTGTGTGCCATCTTAACGAGTTTCTTGTGGTTGATACCTTTACGCATCTTACCGCTCTTGAGGGTGTGCTTGCGTCGGAGACGCTTGTATGCTGCACCATATCGACGAGAATAAGCAGATACCTTACGCTTCTTGGGCTTTTCAGGTTCTGCAACTGCACCGTTCATTAATTCAAGTAGTGGTGCTATCTGTGGATTCTGCATGATCAGCAATTGCATTAGTACGTCTTTGTCCATGTTCATCTACTCCTTGTGTCCTTAACAATCTGCATTGCAATAGCAATGGAGGTGGCAATTGCTCGCAACTGCGCGTCAGAACTAGTGACAGCAACCGCTAGGGATGCATTCCGCAACGCAGTATCACCGCGTCGCGAGCAACCGCCTTGAGAACAATCCTTATCATGAGACTGGCAAGCAGCGTCAAGACGATCTATTGGAGCAACTTCTGAATATAGATTGTAATCGGATGCAGGAACATTTAGTCCATGTGTCCAATTAGGGCCGCAGTAGTTACCGTGAATCTTCATTGTATCACCCTCATTGTTGTGAGAGTGCGAGAGCCATAGCAGCAGACTGAGTCATCTTCTCAACAGTGCATTCAAGAACCGCTGTAATGTATACATCGCCTGAAAATCCTGCTGTTGCCTCTCCACCAAGGTAGATGTTTTCTGTTGCAACTACGTATCCATTGGTAAATTCGTGTAGGTTGATGCCGTTCATGTCAGAAACATTTGTAGCAAGTCCAGCCGATCCAAGCGCGTTGTACATATGAACACGTCCAGATGAGATGACGGACTTGTCATCATCACGAACCGTGTCTGCTTGTGACTGGGTTGTAAGTTGCCATTGAGCAACACCAACGGAGTTTGCAGTTATTGTTGAGGAAGTACCTGCGTTATCGCTGTATGTGATCTGTACGTTGTGAATACGGAGGACAGATTGTCCAAGGGCATCCACATAGGCGCCCAAATCGATGGTTTCTTGCTTGAATGTGGC